AATTCACCACCACGTTGTTCATAAGTGTTTGGTACGAATTTATTTTCTTTTCTTTTACCATCTGCAACTTCTTTTAATGAATTTATATTTTTTCTTCTCTTTGAAGTTAATGCATTTACAGCCAGTCTTCCAATTTCTTTTTTAAAAGCACCAGTTGCAGCACCTACTGTATTTCTTGCAAAGTCTGATGGTGTTCCTTTTAATAATCCTGTGAGTGCATTTTTGCCTGCAGGTTCTTGTGATACTGCATAATTTTCTCCAGCTTCAACTGCATATTTTAATCCGTTCCAATCACCATTTATAGGTTGACCATTGGATGATACAGGTGGTGCAGTGGCAATACCTTTACCTTCTGCATTTGCAGGAAATATGGTGTCGGATGGTCTATTTGCAGAACCACCCAATAAGTTGCCTATCAATTTTCCTAATGTTGGTCTATTTTTGCCTAAATCAACATATCTGCTAGTTTTAACAGATAAAGTTCTTGCAGGGTCTATTGAACCTTTTGATGATATTCTAGCTAAGTCCGACCCGTATAATGATGGTAATTGTTTATAAAATAAAACTCTTGGGCCATTTTTATCTAATTCGGCTGTTGCAACATCTATAACTCTTTGTCCTAATCCTTTCTTTTTTTCAACCGTTTCTATTGGTTTAACACCATTTGCACCATTCAATAACAAATCTCTAAGAAATTCGGAATCTCCTCTTGGAATAGCGTTTACTGGTTTTACACCATTATATCCACTTGTTAATAAATCTTTAAGAAGTTGAGCCATTTATAATTTTATTTATTATAAATATCTTATATTATAATTTGTTGGGATTATTTAATAAAGTCAGAATTAGTATAACCTAATTTACCACCACCTTGTCTAGTCATATTTTTTTGATATTCCGCGTAGTTTCTAGTTTTTTCATACATAACTTTTCCTGATTCGTTTCTTACAACAGTATCAACTTGTAATCCCAATCCATTTTCATTCATTTGATTTATAGATTTTTCCAATTTATCAATTGATTGTTTCAATGATTCGTCTTTTAAAAACCTTTCTTCATCTAATTTTTGTATTGGTATTGTTTTAATTGGTTTTAATGAAAATTTCTGACTATTTGGTGAAACACTTGGAAACCCTTGATTATCTAATGTTGGTATACCAGCTGCTTGTAATGATACTCCAGGATTTACTTTTTGATATAAAGCCAATTGTTTAACTCTTTGTTCAGCTAAAGCTTTATCGGTTGCATTTGGAAGTGCTATATCTTTTGCAATAGCAGCTGCATTAGCCAAATCTTCCAATGTGTTCAATGTTTCAACTTGAGCTCTTTTTGCAACATTGAATATATCGGTTAATTGCATAGCTTTCAATTCCGTGTCTACCGGTGCTCTCAATATTGCCTGTTCTGCATCTATTGTTGCTGTTGCAACTTTTAAAGAAGCCATAGCATCTTTAAATGTTTGTAAATATTGATTATTTAAATCAGTTAAACTTAATTCTTTTTGGGGTGTACCTAATGGTGTTCTTTCTACATATCCTTTTGAAAATATCTTTTGAATTTCTTCCAATGGTAGTTTCAACATGTTAGCCAATGCTTCTTGTTCAAATATATTCATATTTGCCGGATTCAAATATTCCATTGATTGCAATTCTTTTATTGCCTTATCTTGTCCTCCAGGTTGTGCCATTAAACTTCTATATCTGGATAAATCTATACTAGTTTGTAGTAAAGTCTCTAATTCTCTTTCGGCTTCTATTTGTCCTTGATAATCCAATACACTTTGTCTACCAGCTTCTGCAATCGTTTTAAAACTAACTCCAATTTTATTTGCAAACATAACTTGTTTACTTAATTCTGCAGAACTTCTAATTTGATATCTCAATGCATCTTTTGCAGCATCTGCCAAATTTTGACTCGCACTTCCTATGTTAATACCGGCATTTTGTGCTTCAGTTCTAAATTTTAACATTCTATCCGTAGCCTCTTTTGCACCTACATTATCTAACAATTTAAAAGAAGATACTATACCAGCTGCAGCATCTTCTGACAATCCCATATTTTGTGATAGTATTGCAAAGTTTTTAGCCAAATCATTATTATTATTCAATCCTGCACCTGAAGAAATTGTCATCATTGCAGAAGCTATTTTTTCTGCACTAAATCCTGCTAATTGTAATAGTGCTGTATTACCTTTTATACCAGTTAATTGTTGACCAAAGAATGCGGTTTTAGATGCAGCTTGGAATTGTGCTGCAGATTGTCTTAATTCACCAGAAAAATCTAATAATGCTAATTCTTTTACAAAATTTCTACTATTTGAAGCAGCTCTACCTAAACTAATATTAATATTGTTTATATTCTCTTCCATTTCTGGTAAGAGTCTTAATGCATCGTATTTGGCTTTATTTAATTGTTGATAAAAATTATTTAAACCTTTTACAATACCTAATGCACCTACAATTAAACCAATTATACCAGCAGTTTTAAGTGATTTATCACCACCAATAGCACCTGCGGTAGCATCTGTACCGGATGAAATTAATCCTCCCGTTCTTCCACCAACCGTACTACCAACAACATTTCCAACATTTCTTAATGCATCCGATTTTGCATTAGAAGCTTTTGCTTGAGCTATATTAAATGTTGCAGCTTCAGAATTCATTCCTTTTAATATTTCATATAATCCTGCCAATTTCGGATTTGTAGTATCTATTTTAGATATAATATCTTCCCAATATCCCGATAAAGATATAACTTCATCATTATATTGTTTTAGTGTTATATCACCTTTAAGAACTTGTTTTCTCAATCTACCCATTGATGCATCTTGTGATTTATATGCTTCAACTGCTTCAAAAAGTATTTCTTTTTGATGTTCAGATACATCATCCAAATCCATCATTATACTTGATATACTTTGTAATTGTTCTTTTTGTCCTAATACTTTTTTGGTTATTATATCATATTCTGCAGACTGCTTACCATGAGTATTTAAAATACTATTTTGTAAATCCAATAATTCTTCCGATGGGTTTATTAAATCATCAAGTGATTCTTTATATTTTTTAGCAGATTTTTCTAATTTTTCCTGATTATTTGATAATTTCTCTATTAACTCATTTATATTTTTTATAGATTTAAATTGTTCGTCAAATGATTCTTTTATTTTTCTAGCTGCAATTAAATCTTTTTCCATTGCACCACGTCTTTCTTGTGATGCTTTATTAAATTCTCTTATAACTTTAATAGCATTTTCATATGACTCTCTTTGTTTTTTTAGAAAGTCAATATCTTCTTGTTGTTCTTTTGAATTTGATTTAGCCATTAATGATATTTGTTAATAAAATCGTCTAAATGTGATGTGTTTTTTCCTAATTTTTGCAACACAGCTTTTGATTTCATTATAGATGCATTCATTTTATCATTCCAATCGGAATAAATATTTGCCAATTCTGGATCCTTTTTTCTTAATTTTGTAATAAAATCATTTTCTTTATTATCTACTTTTGATTTTAAAAAGTTTTTAAATAATTTATCAAAAAGATTTATTTCAACTAATCTTTGTTTTGGCATATAATACTATTTTACTAATAAATATTACTTTTTATATGTTTTTGATGAATTTGATTTTTTTTGAGAATTTTCCAATTGTTTAGCTTCCGATTCTTTTACTTTTAACAATTCTCTATAATAAAATTCTCTCAATTTAACAGGCATATAATATAAATCATTCCAATTGAATCCACCATTTGCATAGTAAACCATTTGAAATAACTTCTCATGTAAAACTAATGAATAATTATTCGGTAGGGTAAAAAAAGTCAACCCCGAATGGGATACGGAGAGCCTCCGTCTCACCGTCTGAATGAGTAAATTCGTGTGTTAAATCCAAATCAGGAGTTATAGATTTCATATATTTTCGTAAACCTCTACTATCCCCTGCAAGTAATTGATTTGCAACAAAATTACTAATATATCCTAAATCTCTATTACCATTTACTTCAACGATGATTCTTCTATATCTAGTAGTTATCTCATTGGATTGTTTTGTTATTTTTTCAGATGCTTCAATATCTTTGTTGATTATAATTTCATCACCATGTGTCAATAATTTAAATTTGATTGGTGTTTTTGAAATTGGTAAAACAAAATCATATTCATTTTGTCTATTTAATAATGATTCATCTATTTCTTTTATTTTTATTTTAGATAAATCAACATTTACATCAACATCTTCTCCTGTAATATTATCTCTAACTATTATATTGTAATCAGGACCAAATGCTAACATTCTACTTGTAACTAATATTGCATTCTTATCACCAACTAATAAATCATCAATATTTACTCCAGGTTCAACTATAATACTTTCTAATAATTTATCTAAATGAATACCTTTACGAATTAAATTAGTAGAAGTCAAAATGTCTTCTTCTTTTGCAGTCATTAACTTAATTGTAATTTCTCCTTTAGAAAGTGGAGATGATTCTGGATAACATAAACCTTTTGATGGTAAACTGATAACCTCTGTTGGGAATGGAAATGATTTTTGTGTTTGTTGTGTAAATCCACCCAATCCTCTCGTAACTTGTTGTTCAATATTTTGTTCCATAATATAACTTTTGTCTTTATTATATATATTATGTTTTTCAAAAATAAAAAAGGGATACTTTGTGGGTATCCCTTTCTTTTATAATTTTAATACGATTAGTATTCTAAGATTGCGTAATCGTAAGCTAAGTTCAATGTGATTGAAACTGGGTCAGTTGTGTTTGACCAATCCATTTCACCAAAGTTAGCTTGAGTGATAAATGCACCTTTCAATGTCCACTCTTCAACTTTATCTCCTACTGGACCTAATGCCCAAAATTTGATATCTTTTTTGTAGAATGCAGCGTATCCATCTCTACCTGTTAATGACTCATGTGATAAACGAATCCAATCCATTACTTGTTGAGCTCCAGATGGAGTAATTGGGTCGTATAGAGTAATTTCTACATCATCCCAAGTTGTTTTACCCTTTATCTTTCTCTTAACATTGATATGGTCTAATTCAACCACTTCTGATGTAACAGTAGGTCTTTGTGCTGTTTTGATAATGTATGATTCGATACCATTGATTTCCATTATAAATCTGTTAGCTAATTTAGGCTCAAAATTACGATAGAAAATCTTATCAAACTCTAATATTTCTGGCATTTTACTTTATTTTTATTGTTCTTTTATATAAATATTCTTTTTTCAAATTATCCGTTAAAACTTGCTCCAGTTGGTAAGATGTTGAAATCAATTTGAATGAATTCAGCAGTCTTAGTTGGTTGTAAGTAGATAGCTCCTTTTAATATGTTTCTATCAATTACATCAGCAGTATTGTTTGTTTCATCCATTACTACTCTGAAAGCGTATAAACCTTGTCTTTGTTGGATAGATTCTAAATAAGGGTTAACAATGTTTAAGAATGTGTTTCTTGTTGTAGAACTATTTTGTTCGAATACTAAGAATCTTGAAGTAGATGCGATGTATTTTCTAACAGTTAACAATAATCTTCTTACATTGATTCTATCTAATGCTGATGGTTTATCTTGTAAAGTCTTTTGACCAAATACTACGATACCTTGACCTGGGAATTGAACGATTGGGTTAACTTTTGCTTCGTATAATGTATCTTTTTCAGATTGAGTTAATCTATTCAATACACTAACTGCTCCTGTTAAACCACCTCTATTCAAACCTGCTGGTGCGAACCATTCAGCTGCTACTCTATCGTTTGCTGCAAATACACCAGGTAATAATACTGAAGGTGGAACTGAAATCAACTTATTAGTGTTGATATCAATTGTCTTAACCCAAGGATAGTAAGTTGCTGCCATATTTGAATCAACTGCGTCAGATTGAGTTGTTACTTGTGTAATAGAATCATTTTGAGAAGTTGAATCCATAATATAGAAACAATCATTTCTTTCTTCTACCATATCCAAAACATCAGTTACTACTGAAGGGTGTAATCTTCTTACAACACCTGGAGTAACAATCATATTGATATCAAATTCATCAGCGTTTGATAATGCAGATATTAATTTACCATAAGCTACTGAACCACTTGCTGCAGATGTTGATAAATCAAAACCTTGTGAGTTTGTATTAATTATGTCAGCTCCTTTGTAGATTGGAGTTGATGGATTCATACCATCAAAACCTTCTTGGAATGCTACAACGAATTGAGCTTCAGAAGAACCAACTGTTAATGAACCACCATTTGATGCATCTAAACCAAATGCTGCATTAACACCTGATGTTGCACCTACTGGAATTGGTCTTAAATAGATTGAGTTATCTGTGTTACCATCTAAATCAATACCACCATATACTGTTGCAGAAGAACTTACGAAAGTTACTGCAGGTATTTGAGAAGATAATTGAGTTGATGCAGATATTGGTAATTGATAAGCTGCATGTCCGAATGGAACTGCTTGAACTGGAGAGTTTTCGTTTAAGTTTACAATTCTAATATATTTTGAATTGTTTACCCAATCACCAGTTTCAGTTACTTTACCTTGTGCATCGATTGATAATTTTCTATCACCGATTACTCTACTAATATAGTTAGGAGAATTGGGGTCTAAGTTTACATTAGAGAAAGTTTCTACTACTACTTTTTTCTTATTAGTATCGTCAAATTCTCTTACTACAACTGTAAATGTTCCGTAATCTGTTCCGTTTATTGAACCAGCTGCTTTAATATTTGTAATACCAATTTTAATTTTAGTGTTTGCTCTGTTTCCAGCACCTAATGTTTCAAATTGGAATAAGTTAAATCTTTGTCCACTAATCAATTGAGATTGAATCATTGGTGTTAAAGCCTCACATGCATCTCCATCACCTCTACCCATAAATTCTTGGCCACCCAAAACATTTACAGATGCAGTTGTGTTTGCATCAAATGGAACACTATGATTTTTGAAGAAACCATATACATAAGGTTTTTTATTACCATATGCAGATGTTCCAAATACAGCTTCGATATCATTTGTATCTTGTGAATCCAAAGATGCAGATAATAAACCAGTATTTGAACCCGATAATAAGAAATCACCAAATCCGTTTGGTGCTACAGTTGTTCCTGCAAAACCTGCATTTGAACCAGATGTAGTATTGAATAAAATACCAACCGATGCAGTTGCTGATCCTGAAGCTACTGTTAATAATAAAGGAGCTGTTTCGGTATATCCACCAACACCACCTACTCTACAAATAGTTGCAGTTCCTGCTTCTCTTAAATAATTTTGAACAGCTAATTCTGTATAATATGTTCCATCTACATTGCCAAAAAGAGTTTCAAACTCAGCTTGTGAATTAACGATTGTTGGAACTAATGGGCCTTCTTTGAAAGGGCCAATGAATGCTGCACCTATTTCTGCTACACCTTGTTGTAAAAATGAAAGGTCGTTTTCTCTTGTGAATACGCCTGGTGATACAATTTTTTCTGCCATTTTATATGCTTTAATTTAAATTTAGTAATTCTCAATATAAATATAATATTCTACTCCAAAACAATAAATTACTTATATGTTGGAGAGAAATAATCATATACTTGTCCTACCGCAGTTGAGTTTTGTAATGTATTATAGAACAATACTGGTCCTATTTGCCCATTCCAAAATGTTGTTCTTGCACTATTAGCTCCAATTGTTAAGAAGTTAGTAGATGATGGTGCAGTAAATGCAGAAGATGTATAAGTTCCTATTGATGATTTATCAACATAAACTGTACAAGTTCCACTTGGTTGGAATGCTACTGAAATCATATACCAAACATTTGATGACAATGATGTTGTAAATTGTCCACTATTTCCTAATGTGCTAGCTCTAAATTGAATTCTATTTAATGTAGAGTTATCAGTAGATTCAACTGCCAAACCATAAAATCCTGCATAGTCAAAAATATGTCTAGATGCAACACCTAATGTGGTTGTAGGTCTTACCCATACATGTATAGTACCAGTATTAGTATTAAATTGTGTTAAACCAGCATTGATGTTTGATGTAGTATCTTTATACCAGAATTGGTTTGTTCCATTTCCTGTCCAGTATTTGTCTTTTCTAGTTGCTCCATTATTATATCCTGGATTACCACCAGTGATACCAGCCGCATTTGAGACACCTGCGGGTCTTACACCGGTATTATAACCAGAAAGGTCTAACCAGTCAGTTGTTACTGTTCCGTTTGTTGATGATGCCTTAGAGGGGTCTAAATACATTCTCAATCCAGAAGATGGAATATATGGTTGTGTTGTTGTTCCTTTGTTGTGTGAAATTAAACCATTTGAAATATACACATCGGCATTTTCCACATTCACAGTTACGATTTCTACATCAGCCGTTACAATTTCAATATTAGTAACTTCAATTTCAGTTTCGTCTTGCATTACAAGTTTGTCTCCAGGCAATATATCACCTACATTTTTAAACTTATATTTACCAATCTCATTATCCCAAACATATAATGGGTGAGTTTCGGTTGCATTAATTAAACCATCATTTAAAGAAAAATATCCTTCTGCAAAGTTAAATGTAATGTCACTTACTGTTACATTTTGTGCATTACCTTCTAAAGTATCTGAATAGTGAAATCTCCAATCAACTTGGTCACTTTCTGGGTCTTGATTTTCATCAGGTAATCCTGCAGGAACCCAAGATTTAATTTCGTCACCAATATTCAAATCTTCAACATTTATTTCTGTTCCGTCTGCTAATTGAATTTTAGTTCCAAATAATAAACAGAAATCAGGTTGGTTGATTGTATTGTAAACATCTACTGCATATAATGTCTTTGTAGAAATTGTATTATAGTTAGTTGCATTAATATTATATCCATCTTCGTATTTCATTGTCAAAACTGCAGAAGCTTCAGAATAGTTAGATGCGTTAATTGCTGCAGGAGTGATTGGGAAAACCGAAGGACCTGTTCCAAATGTTTTTGAACCAGTTGCAAAGTTTGAGTTATTAAAAGAACAAGTATAGTTATTCAATTGTTGTTGAACTTTTGAATAAAACAAAGAACCCGTTGAACTGAATGTAAATTGTGCATTCTCAGTTGTAGATTCTACTATATATGTAAATGTAGGCGGTGTAACCGTAACTGCATCTGTTGCAAAGTCAATAAATGAACTATTGTTACTATTTCCACTTAATGCACCCATTGAAACTGCACCTGGTCTTGCAGAACCACTTACGGCTCTATATAAATTTCCTAATGATAAATTTGTTCTTGGCATATTTTATATATTATTCTCGTTATAAATATCTAAAAGTTTTTGTTTCCAACTTTCTTTGTCCGAAAAATGTTGTTTCATCCAACTTTTAAGTTTTTCAAATTCATTATACTTCGTTTCCCAACTATCTTCACAAATGGTTTGATAGGTTTTATCAAATGTTTCTTTACTTTTTGCCTTGTATTTGTAATCAAGTGGAACATGCCAGTTTTCATGTAATATTGGTAATTTACCCCAATCGACTGCTTCAAATATTCCATATCCAAATGGTTCATATTCAAAGCAAGAGTGAGATATTCCCCAATCAAGTTTGTAAAAGTTTTCTTTATATTTGTGTTTAAATTTATAAATTCTACTTTTTTGAAATTTGTATCCATATTTTTTTATATAATATTTGTCTAATGTTTCTGAATTTGTAAACAATACCGAATCGATGTTATCTATATATTCCACATTTTTTCTACCTTCAACTCTTGCTGCAAATCCTACCTTGGTAGATTTAGACAATTCTTTTTCTTCTGTAAATTCATAATAATTTGGAATATTATGCAAATTGTCCGTTTTATATGGAAAATTATACAATCCTATCCAAATTTTATTTTTAACTTTGTTTATTAACTCACTTTCCCATTCCCAATTACCATACCAATGTAAATATTCATCTTTATTCATTTGACCAACCAATGATACTTTAGTCAAATTATGAAATACAATTGAATCAATTTTATCTATATTATTGTATATTGCAGTTGTTGGAGTGTAATGACCATGTAATATGTGAATCTTTCTTGCACCCTTTAATAACTCATCTATTTTTAATTCATCCGTTTCCCAAACATGGTCTATATCAATTGGAAATTCTTCGTAATTGTTTGGCCTCTTTCTATGAAATAAAAGAAGTGGCTTAACTTCTAAATTAGGTGCCACTTTCTTTATCCAATTAGTTACCCATATATCAGCACCGCTGTTAAACCAAGGTCCTCCAGCGGTGGTGTAATAAATGTCATACATTAATTATAACCCTTTTTGTTTCTTTAGATTTTCAACTTCTAAAGTTAAATTGTGTATTTGTGTTTGTTGTTCTTTAATACCTTCAATTAATAATGCAACCAATTTGTCGTATTTAACTGCTTTATATCCTGTTTCTCTTGTAGTTACCAATTGTGGTAATACTTCTTCAATTTCTTGTGCAATTACACCGACATCATTTCCTTCAAATCCGTGGAAATCTTTCATATCTTCTTTCCAATCGTAAGTGTTACCACTAATTTTAGAAATCTTTTCTAATGCGTTTGGAATTGGAGTAATGTTTTCTTTAAAGTTTCTATCTGAAGTTGAGTATGCAACGATATCACCACTTGCGTCAATTCTACCAGCAGTTCCACTTGCTGCCATACCAATTCCCAATGAACCAAATCTTACATCGGAAGTCGTAGAACCACCAGTTGTAGATGATAAAGTAATTTGTGATGAACCCGAAACTACTGTATTACTATCTAATTGTGTTTTAATTCCAGTTGACCAGTTTGTAGTTGCAGTTGCGTCTATTTGAGATGAACCAGAAACTAATGTTGTGCCGGTTGCAACCAATGTTCCGTTTACAACGGTATTTGAACCTAAAGTAATTAATGTACCAGTATCGGTAATATTTGAATCAACTAAATGTTCTTTACCCGTTCCTTTTGGCAATCTATCATTAGTTAAATAAGTTTCATTACCCAAACTATCATATGTTTCAGGTCCTAATACAAAGTGAGATGATGTTACATTTGTACCATTTCCTCTATGTACAAAAATGAACTCATCTTGAACAGCATCATATAAGAATGAACCAGAACCACCAGCTGAACCACTATCAGAAATTAATAATCCTGCATATCTAGATGTTGGAGTTGATGTATTTAAACTTACATAAGCGGTTCCAATTACTAAATTTGAAGAACTAATATTTTCAATAGAAGATGAACCTTCCACTATCAAATCTTTCTTTATTCTTAATGAACCAGATATAGTTGTGGATGCATTGATATCCAAAGCTCTACTACCATTTGCCATATCACCATACATAAACGATTGTTCACCTACTTCACCATTTGAAACATAAAATTTATAACTTTCATTCGTATATGAAGAAGGGCCTGCATTTGCACCCAAATATAAGTTATTCGTCGCGATACCAGTTAGATAACTACCTGCACCATATCCAATTGCTGTATTTTTAATAAATCTATCAGTTACACCATTTTGACCTAATAATGCATTACCACCAATTGCAGTTGTATAAAATCCACTATTTACATATGTTCCTGCAGTATTACCTATGAATGTATTTGATACAGGTTGGCCGTTCATACCACCTGGGTCTGCTAAAGTAAATGCTGCGGATGCACCAATTGTAATGTTTCCCGAACCATTTGTCATTGTGTAACCAGCTTGGTCACCAACTGAAATATTATTAGTACCTGTTGTTAAATTATATAAAGTACCTCTACCAATACCAGTATTAAATTCACCAGTTGTTAAATCAGGCATTACATCAATACCCAAAACAGTATTATTATCAGGAGTATCTCCTCTTCTACCAATTTCGAATTTACCTATATTAACATAAGAACCACTACCAATTGTTATATTTGCTTGAGAGTATAAACCATTAGGGAAAGTTTGAGAACCATCCGCATTTGTTGTAATAGATGATAATATTGCACCATCTGCAACAACTCTAATTGAACCCGTTGAAATATAAAGGTCTCTCCAAATTTTAGTTTGAGAACCCAAATCAAATGCATTATCCACGGATGGGATAAGAGATGAACTCAAAGATGCAACTACATTTACAGTATCAGATGTATTGTCACCAATTGTAAGTTGTCCACCCAATGATAAATTACCATCAATTTTTGCGTTTCCAGTAATGTCTAATGAAGAACCCGAGATTCCACCAACTATTAAATTACTACCCGTACCTGTTGATGAAAGAGTTACATCCCCACTTTCAAGTCCGATTTGTAATGTTCCCAATGTGGTGTTCACATATGGTTCTCCGAATGCTAACGAACCTGATTTTTGTGCGGTTGTCCCACGTCTAAATTTAAGTGCCATTTAGTTTACCTTTTTTTTAGTACGGTTAATAATATCTATAAATATCTATTTATTTTCCAATTCCTTAACTTTTGCAGATAATTCTTTTATCGCTTCAATTAAGACAGGAACCAACTTCACATAATCAACTGCCAAATATCCAGTTTCTCTCTCAGTTACTACTTCAGGTAATACTGATTGAACTTCTTGTGCTATTACTCCTAAATCATTTCCTTTATGTGAATGTATTTTTTCAAATCCTTCTTTCCAATCATATGTATTACCACTAATTGATTCAACTTTTGATAATGCATTTTGAATTGGTTGTATATTTTCTTTTAATCTTTCGTCAGATGAATAGAATGCTACGATATCACCAGTTGCTCTAATCTCACCACTTACACCACTTGCAGCAGTTCCAATTCCTAATGAACCAAATTGAACATCGGAAGTTGTAGAACCACCTGTTGTAGATGATAAAGTAATTTGAGATGAACCGGATACCAACCCATCTATATTAAATAATGCATCAATTTGTGCAGATGATGAAATAATTCCTGCAGGTATGTTAGATAAATCTACATATGATATTTGAGATGAACCACTAACCAAACCATCAATATCAAATAATGCATCAATTTGTGCAGATGATGAAATAATTCCTGATGGTATATTACTCAATCCTACATAAGATACTTGTGATGAACCAGAAACTACACCATTTGTTGCTGCAATTGAACCTGTTATACTACCTAATGTATTTATATCACCCGATACATATATTGATTTATTAATATCTAATCTTGTGTTTGAATGGTTCCATAAAATACTTGCATCTGCACCACTTATATATAAACCTGCACCATCCGATGAAATTGAATCAGGTGAACCACTTGCTAAAGTAATTGTTTTATCTTCGACTGATAAATTACCCACATTTAGAGTTACCGCATCACCCAATACAGTTAAATTACCAGCAACCACCAAATCATTTCCATTGACAGATAATGCACTTTTTAATGATGATGTATAATTTTCTATTTCAGTAAATCTATTATTTAAAGACGAACTAAATGTAGAATATCCAGTTGTAGATGATAATGTTATTTGTGATGAACCCGATACTACTCCGTTTCCAGCGTTTAATGTTGTGATGTTTGCAGTTCCTAATGTTGTTGAACCAGTTACTTCTACATTACCTGCAAATGCAGTAATCGTTTCATTGTGATAAATATTCGAATCACCAATGTGGTCATCACCGGTTGCAACCATTATTCTTCCCGGTGTAATATGTGCTTCATCACCCAAAGAACCCGTATTTAATGGTCCTGAAATTAATATTGCACTCATTGCAGATTCAACACCACCCGATGGATGTTGATAAATCCAGTTATTATTTACAGAATCCCAAAATAATGAACCACTTGCTCCTGCTCCTGAACCACTATCTGCTACCGAAATTCCACCAAATCTTACAGACGGAGTATCGTTATTTAATATTACCGTATTTGTTCCGATTGAAACTGCAGATGCAGTTACATTTTGTAAAGATGATGAACCAAAAACTATCAAATCACCAGTTATATATGTAGAACCACTTATAGTTTGTGTTCCTATAAATGTATTTGAACCAGTAGTTGCAAATGTTAGATTTAAGTTTTCTTGAGATGTTGTAAATGCATTTAATGAAGTTATTGATACATCTACACTTGCAGATTTAATTTCTAAATTACTCAATCTACTATTTGCAGATGCTGTAAATGAATTATATGCATTAAATGTTTCAGCTTGTCCTTCTGGAGTCAAAATTGAAGCGGTATATTCCAATTCATCCAATCTCAAATCAACTGATGTACTGAAAGTTGTATAGGTTGAAGAAGTAAACTGATTAAATGATGCAGTTACACTATTGTAAGATGCCGTTATACTTTCAATTTTTACAAATTTTGAATCAATTGATGCAGTATAAGATTCAATTGTAGTTGCTTTAGTTTCTAAACTATCAATTCTAACTTCGTGATTTGATGCAGTCCAAAATAATTCTACTATACTCGCAGTTGCCGAACCAGTAAATGAATTATAAGAAGAAGTTATATTTGAAATAACAATATCTTTTTCATTTTGAGATGCAGTCCAACTATTCAAATCCAAAATATGTCCATTAACACTTTGTGTATATATGTTTAATGATGCAGTATGAATATCATAAGATGCAGTCAAACTTTGTATTGTAGTAAACTTAGTTTCAAAAGAACCAGTTTTTAAATTTATATCATAAATATGTCCTAAAATAGATGCAGAAAGAATTTCGGAATTAGTTAATCTACTATCAACCGATGCAGAGTATACATTTACACTTACTCCATTTAAACCAACTATTGTAGATGAACTTATTGAACCTTGTATACCTAAATTTGTATTAAAATATAATCTTTGATTTCCATCTTCCCAACTCATTGAAACATTTGCACCTGCAATGTTAAAACCAGCACCATCTGCAATACTTGAATTAGTTGAACCACTTGCTAATGTGATTGACTTATCTTCAATAAATGTATTTGTTGTATTTAATGAAGTTTGTGTTCCATCAACTATTAAGTTTCCTAAAATTCTAGTGTCACCGCCAGTTACATCTATTGCACTTTTTAAAGATTGTGTATAATCGTTTAAAGATTGAGTGCTTTCTTCTAATCTGTCTAATCTACTATCAAATGAACTTGTAACATTTGATATTGTTACAAATTTATCGGATATCGATGAACTAAATTCGGTTACATTACCAATACCACTAATTGAACCACTAAATAATGTTGCAACTATTGGATGAGAAGATGTTAATGGGGTATCAAATAACATATTACTTCCAGTAATTGTAATCAATGAACCAGTATTACCTATTAAAATTTCTTGTCCTGTAAATGCCCCAATGTGTACATAATCACCATATACCAATGCTTGACTTTTTCCATTTGATAATTCTTGTACCGATATATTTGATAAACTGCCGTTTGAACCAGATGGGTAAACTCTCATATGAGTTCTATATGGCCCAACATTTAATTCTGCACCATAGTTTTGAAGAGTATCATCATCAAAAGAATGAATCAATAATGAATGTTCATATGTACCCGTTCCATCATCCCAATGTTCAACACCAATTCCTAATCCTTGATAGTATCTACCAGTTGATGATGTAAATGGTTCAAGTCTCAAAAAATGAGATTCACTACCAACCTCAGGCCAATCTCTTGTAAATTCTATATTTGAACCACTAAATTGAATATTTGAACCACTAACGATTAAAGAACCACTAATAGTTTGATTTCCTACAAAAATATTTGAACCAGTTGTTGCATATTTACTTTCAATTACATCTAATCTACCATCTACTGATGTTGAGAAATTTGTAACATCAATTCCATTAACAGTTCCATTCAAAGAACCTGTAAAAAATGAAGCCGATACTCTGTTTGAATAAATATTTCTATAAACAGTTGTTGAACTACCTAAGTCGAATGTGTTTGAACCAGATGGTATAATTGACCCACTAAATGGTGAGTTTACATTTACACTATCATTTGCTAAATTATCTCCTAAATAAATGTTTCCACCAATTCTAACATCTCCAGATGCGGATATGCTACCACTTAAATTAATATCACCATATGCCGGTGCATTTAAAGGTAGTAAGGTGTAGTTGTTTGAACCACTACCAAATTGAATAGAACCACTACCATTATGTAAATACAATTCACCATCTACAAGTATTACATCTGATGTTCCTCTTCTTAGTTGAAATATAGCTGCCATCTAATTCTTTTATGTTTCTTATAAATATGATTAAATATTAAAATCCAAATCTCCTGCCGTTGATATATATTTTGCCAAATGCATATAGTTTGCCGTTATACTACCCGTTGTTACATTTATAGCAGATGAACTAATTGATAAATGTGTAGTATTACCAATTAAAACATCAAATGAATCGGTTCTTGCTATTGCTCTAGTATTACTTGTACTATCTTCTATAAAATTTACAGTTCCAGCTGCATTTGGGTCTAAGTTAAAATCAAATGTATTTGGACCAGGTGCAACTCCAACGGCTTCACCATTTACTGTCAATGATCCTGTAAGTGAAACGGAACCAGTAAATTCATGTGTATCATCTATTGTATCACCAAATTTAGTTGAACCACTTTGATATATTACTGAAGATGAAATTACATTAATATTGAATTGTCTCGCATTAACTGCACCTAAAATAGTCAAATCACCATCTATACCAACTGCACCAGTTATTGATGTGCTAGCTGATAAACTGAAATTACCATGTATAATGTTTAATGTGTCATTGACTTGTAATCCACTACCACTAATATCTCCACCAGCATCAATATCGTTATTTGTAATAATATCTCTAATTACAAATAAATCTCTTTGAACATTTGCATCTTGAGTTACAAATAATTCACCAAATGAACCAGTTTGAGTTAATGTTATCGAACCCGTTGTAATTGAGTCGGTTGTTAAAACACTTTGAATAGAGTCCGTATTCCCAGAACGCTTTATAAATAATTTACCATCATAAGTATTTACTGCAATTTCACCTACATTGAGTGATCCTGTGTCGGGTACCTTACCCGGAAGCGCAGAACGCTTGAGTATAATGTTTTGGGCCATATCTATGGACTATGTTTAAGTGTTATATAACAAAAGCGTAGTATATACTACGAACATAAATATACCATAAAACAAAAAACCCTTACTTTTTGGTAAGGGTCTTATTATAATTTTGTTTAATTTATTTTAGAATTGTCCAGCATCAGGTCCAGCTTCTAATTCCAATAGTCTACTTGCTACCGAAGAACTAAATGTCATAATATCACCGATACCATACAAACTTGTACTTCCAGTTTGAAAAGTTGCAAATGGTGTATCATTATATCTAAATTCAACTGCAGAAGGGGTAGTTGCAACTTTGTAAAGAGAACCACTTGCCTGTATATATCCTATTGTTCCAGCAAATGGGTCAGAATTAAAGTCGAAATCATCTGGTCTCATTGATGCAGTAATTCCAGTCAATCCACTACCATCACCATAGAACATCGATGCAGATACTATTGATGCACTAACTGCACCTGCAATATCTATGTCACCATTACCAACTATATCTCTTGTAACATATAAGTCTTGTCCAATATTTGCGTCAAATGTAATGCTTGCTTCACCAAACGAACCTGTACCAGTTATTATGATTGAACCAGTTGTAGTTGAATTGGTAATAACAAAAGATTCAATAGACTCAGTAGAACCTGATTTATGTATGAAGGCTTTACCATCATAGGTATTTATTGCAATTTCTCCAACCTGTAAGGATGAGGTATCTGGAACTTTACCTTGTATTGCCGAGCGTCTTTGTAATATATTTTGAGCCATTATTTATCTATTTTTTAGTAATTCATTAAAAGGATTGTTAAATCCCCCATATTTCAGGGGGATAAATTATTTCTTAGAATGAACCACCATCTATTGTGTTACTCATTACAAAATCAGAACCATTCCATTGAAGTAAATCACCTGCCACACTTGCTGTTGGAACTAAGTCTAAATTACCATTTGTATTTCTAAATGCAATTCTCTTAGTACTTCCTGCAGATGTACCTAAATTAATAGATGATGTTACTGAAGGTGCAATTAATGATACTGAAGAAGTAAATGCCGTTGTTGAATGTTGGTATACAAAGTTTGCACCTGCTCCTTCTACTTCAAATCCTGCACCATCTGCAGTTGCCGATGTAGTTGAACCACTTGCTAATGTAATTAATTTATCTTCAATTGTTAGAGTTGAAGTATTTAATGATACCGTATTACCTTGTACTACTAAGTCACCACCAACTACTACATCACCAGAAGTTGTTACTTTTGCAAATGTTACATTGTTTCCAGTTCCTACTCCTTGTATTGTACCGGTTCCCTCTAATGTATCCAATCTACTATCAACTGAAGAACTAAATGTAGTTCCAAAAGAAGAAGTAAATGTTTCAATAGAACTCAATCTACCATCAACGCTTGCAGTGTATGTAGCTAATGTTGAATTTTTTGTATTTTGTGAACCAGTGAATGATTCTATATTAGTTAATCTACCAGCTTGAGAAGCACTATCTGCATTTAATTGAGATAATTGACTATCAACACTTGCAGTGTATGTAGCTAAAGTAGAATTTTTAGTTTCTTGAGAACCACTAAATGATTCCAATGATGTCAATCTACTAGCGTGAGAACCACTATTAGTTTCTAATTGACCCAATCTACTATCAACACTTGCAGTATAAGTAGCTAATGTAGAATCTTTACTTTCTTGTGAACCACTAAACGATTCTAATGATGTTAATCTGTTATTTTGTGCAGTATTAGTTGTATCATTAGATGCAGTGTATGAGTTTACATTTGAAATGTGAGAATCAACACTTGCAGTGTATGTAGCTAATGTAGAATTTTTAGTTTCTTGAGAACCTGTGAATGATTGTAAATTAGAAAGTTGTGATGCTTGTGAACCACTATTTGTTTCTAATTGACCCAATCTACTATCAACACTTGCAGTGTAAGTTTCTAAAGTTGTAAATTTAGAATCAATACTTCCTGTATAAGTAGCTAATGTAGAATTTTTAGTTTCTTGTGAACCTGTAAAAGTTTCTAATAAAGCAACTCTAGTTCCAATTGAACCACCACCACCTAATGAAGCTTCTACTGAATCTAATCTACTATCTACCGATTGAGAAAAAGCTGTTACATTACCTATACCATTGATTGTAGATGAACTAATTTCACCGGTTGCATCAAAATTACCTGTTAAAGTAATCTTACCTGCAGTTTCAGCCATTATTGAATCACCAATATGGTCATCACCATGTGCAACCATTATTCTTCCTGGAGTAAGATGAGCTTCATCACCCATTGAACCGGAGTTTCTAGGACCAGAAATTAATATTGCTGTGTTTCCTGCTTCAGGACCACTATTAGGGTGTTGATAAATCCAGTTATTATTTAATGAATCCCACAATAATGAACCACTAACTCCAGCTCCACTTCCACTATCTTGTACAGCTATACCACCAAATCTAACCGAAGGGGTATCGTTGTTTAATATTACTATGTTTGTTCCAATACTTACTGCACTTGCTGTAATATTTTCTAAAGATGATGAACCTTGTACTACTAAATTGTTTGTGATATATAATGAACCAGTAATTGTTTGAGTTCCGTAAAATACATTTGAACCGGTTGTTGCGTATGAACCAGTTACATTTTCTAATGAAGTTAATCTGTTATTTTGTGCAGTATTAGTTGTATCATTAGATTGAGTATATGCATTTATATCAGCAATATGGCCATTAACACTTGCAGATGTAGATTCCAAATTATTCAATCTACCATCAACACTTGCAGTGTATGCAGCTAAAGTAGAATCTTTAGTTTCTTGTGAACCACTAAATGATTCCAAAGAAGTTAATCTACTATCTTGAGAACCACTATTTGTTTCCAATTGGCCTAATCTACTATCAACACTTGATGTGTATGTAGCTAAAGTTGAATCTTTAGTTTCTTGTGAGCTACTAAATGTTTCTAATGAAGTTAATCTACCATCAACACTTGAAGTGTATGTAGCTAATGTTGAAAACTTACTATCTACTGAACCAGTATAAGTAGCTAATGTTGAAAACTTACTATCTACTGAACCAGTATAAGTAGCTAAAGTTGAATCTTTAGTTTCTTGTGATGCAGTAAATGAATTCAACAAAGTTACTGAATTACCAATTGTTCCACTACCAATCGAAGCACTTAATGCATTGATTGAAGCTGCAACTGAAGAACTGAATGGTTGAATGTTACCAACTAAATTAATTGCAGTGTTTGTATCACTACCAAGTAAATATAATGTTCCACTACCACTATCGTAGAAAGGAACACCATTTACCATTCCATTATAAGTAGAGCCAGCAAATGAGTTAGGTGCTGAATTACCCATAAGGAATCTGTTGGTTGCTTGCACTTGTCCATTTTCAGGAACTGCAAATACCAAAGAACTACCATTGGTTACGGTTAAATTTGATGAACCCGATGCGATTACGATTTCACCTTTTACTAATGATGAGGTTACTGCCGAAAGGGCTTCCAACGAACCACGTCTGTGTTTAATGATTTGTGCCATATTTTGTTATTCTCTTTTTAAGAAATTTTGTCTTTACTCTCTATAAATATATTTTTTTTATCGAATCGTATTATCTAAATAAATTATATTATTTTTTTTTAAAACTCACCCATATCAATACTCAAATTAGAAGTCGTAACTGCCAATTCAGCATCAGTTGCAAATGTATTATCCAATGATGCAGTAAATTGATTTAATGAACTTAGTATACCAATAACTTGTGTAGAACCAGATACAACTGTATTAGAATTTAATTGAGATTTAATACCTGTTGTCCAATTTGTAGTTGAAGTTGCATCAATTTGTGAAGAACCTGATACTAATGTAGGTTTATTTAAAACATTAGTATAGTCAACCGATGTTGCTTGTATATCTCCAACAATTTTTGAACCGGATAATTGTCCAGTTGTTTGTTGAAGTATAACTTGTGCAGATGATGATATTAAACCTGCTCCATCTATAATTTCATACACAGACGAACTAAAATCAGAACCCACACTTGCTGCTTGTTCTAATGATGAACCACTCTCTATTTGTTTTAATCTTATTAAACTTGCCATATCCTATAAATATCTTATTTTATATAAACTGCTAATGTGTTGAAGTTAGATGTAATACCATTTGACCCTGTTGCAACATTTGCCAAACCATAGACAGTATTATTCAATCTATTTGTCCAACCACCATTCCCTAATGCGTTTCCACTTCTACCATATGCAGTTGATAAATCGGTAGTTGGGGTTGTTACATTCCACCAGTTTGCAGTATCAAATAACCAATCGGGTGGAGCTTGTGTGTTTAATGAACCCGTCATTAAAGTATATCCTTTGATTGGTGACCAACTTCCTGTTAATGGTGTTGATAATTTTAATGTATTTGGGGAAGCAGTTGTTGAAATATCCAATACATTTGGATTCGTATATGTTACCGAATGTGCAATACTACAATTTGTTAAATGTGGTTGAACGGATGCAGTTGATGCCATTCTCATTACTGAATTACATTGTGCACTTCCACTCACTCTATACCAAAGATTTTCTGCGTTTCTAAAATGTTTTATAAATGATGGTGTTTGTAAACTACCACTATCTGCGTTTGGATATGGATAACCCAATTGTGTTGAACCTGATGGGTTATATGATACCAACATCCAACCACCACCATTATCAGTTTGATTACAATAAACTTGTACAGAACTTGTCATCATACCAGTTTGAATATAATACCAACCATTTGTTTGAATACCGGCATTATACAATTGAGTTGCAGAAATGGCAGGATTACCAATTGTTCCCAATGTATTACCAATTCTAAATCCGTTTTCAAATATTATTGCCATTATAATCCATATTTAGATTTATCTACATTATAATTATTCAAAACTTCCGATGCAGTTAATGCTCTATTATATAATCTAGTTATTCCAATTTTACCATCAAACCATTGCGGATATTCACCACCATTGTATGAACCTATGTATAAGTTTGTAGAAGTGTTTAATATACTTGCTAAACTATGTCCTACACTACCGATACTACTACCATTGACAAATGTTTGGAATGTATTTGCTGCAACATTGGTAAACACATAAACTATTTGATACCATGTATTAAGTGATACGGTATAGTTTGTACTATTTTGAATTAAAGTTGCACCAGAACCTGCACCCGAACCATATTGTGCATAAAATGTTGAAGATGTTGTTCTAATACTATATCCCACATTTGCCGAAAGTCCACCATTGTTGAATTTACCAAGTACCACATCATTACCAGCTACTGCCTGATTTACCCAAACTTCTACCGTCCAATCACCACTTCCCGGTTCTAATAGTGCATTATCTGTTATTGAAATTTGTGATGAAGAACCATTGTATATAAAGTATGGTGATGTGAAAGATATATTTGACATTGTTCCATTTCTACCATTTCCACTCAAATCCGTAATAGTTGTTCCACTTCCGGGATATGATACCACATTTGACGGGTCGTAATATAGTACCAACCCACTATTTACAATTGTAGGTGGAGTTAGTGGTATTAAATTTATTCCTTGTGTAAATACTATACTCATTAATATAATCTTTCTATTGAAATAAAGTTATTGTCGAATGTTGCACCTATCATTAATGTAATACGATAAAATCTATTGTTTGTTTTATCTAATATATTATAATACGAACCATCTGCTTCCGCTGGGAAGTTCCAACCAAATAAAGAAGTTGTTGGGGTGGTTGTTATTGATTGGTTATTTGCGCTAATACCCGCAATACCACCAGAATATGCGTGATAAGCGGATATGTTTGCACTAAAATTTGTTGATACTGCGGCAACACTCAATCCTCTATTACTACTTGATGTTAGAGTTGCTTTGATATTATCCAAAGTTACAAATGTTCCCGCATTTACAATACCACTTGATTTCCACATCAATTCACCAGCAACACCACCAGGTGCTTTACTTAAATCTATATGAACACCTCTTGCATCACCGCCTTGTTCAAATATTCTTACTCTATCTCTATATACATCAACAGTCACTGCACTACCAGTTAAAGTTGTGTTTGTTACTGCCTTTGCTAATTGAATTTCACCACCTTCGTCACCACTACCTGTTCCAATTTGTAAATTATTAACAATTAAATTTGTAGAACCACTAACTTTTAATGAACCAGTGATTTCTACGATTCCATTATTTTGAACATATAAATTACTACCACTATTTAAAGTTAAAGATGAACTATTTGCCGTAAATGATGAACTAACTACTGCTATTGAACTCACATTCAATGAACCTGTAATAGTTTGGTTTCCGTTAAATGAGTTTGAACCAGTTGTTGCTAACGATGATGTAAGTGTATTTAATGATGTGATTGAAGTTTGTAATGAACCCGTTTCAGTTTCTAAAACATATCTACTATCAAATGAACTTGTCAATTGTGAAGAACCACTAATAGTTCCAGCAGGAGTTGTTCCACTTACTACACTACCACTCAATGTATAACGAGTATCGTATGATGCAGTAAGTTGTGAAGAACCACTTATTAAACCAGATGGTAATGGTTGAACACTACCACTTAATGTATATCGTGTATCATATGAAGAGGTTAATTGAGAACTACCACTTATTAAACCAGATGGCAATTGTGTATTACTTTTTAATTCTACTACCGTTAAAAGAGGGCCGGAAAATTCACCAAAATCAAATGTACCCGACATCGAATCAACAGTTCTCATACTATATGTGTAAGTTCCTGCAGATGGTGTATCTATTACATTTAAACAATACGGAACATTTAGATTGGAACTATTTTCAACCTGAATGATGTTTCCAATTCCGTTTCCATCTCTAAAAATTTGTAATCTACACCAACCCGCACCTCCTATTGGATTTGCATCACCGGTCACCATAATTTGAACGGGATTGCCGGTTGTAGTAATACTTCCACTTATTATGGATGTGCCTGTTGATGTAATTCCGGTTCTTTTATTTCCTAATACTTGTGTATAATTTATACTCCCACTTATGATTGATGTTTCTAATGTATCTAATCTATTATCTACTGATGAAGAAAATGAAGTTAAAATGCTACCACTCAAAGAGTATCTACTATCATACGAAGATGTTAATTGAGATGAACCACTAATAGTTCCAGATGGAACTGAACTAATACTACCACTTAATGTATATCTTGTATCAAATGATGATGTCAATTGGGATGAACCACTTATAGTTCCAGCTGGTGCGGAAATAATATTATTTATTCTACTATTTACCGAAGAACTAAATGCAACTACATCACCAATTCCAAAAATGGAACCTGATAGTGAACCCGTAATTGAACCACTTGAATCTACATAAATGGTACTACCACTCAATATCAACAAAGAAGAACCCGTTGGTAAAGAGAATGATGTACTTATAGATGTTAATCCGGTTACAAATAATGAACCAGTAATAGTTTGGTTTCCATTAAATGAGTTTGAACCAGTAGTTGCAAATGAACCCGTATTTATTGTTGTTGAAGAACTAACAAAACCAAATGCAGTTATTTGTGCAGATGAACTTACTAAATTTGAAGGTAATGGTTGAACACTACCACTCAATGTATATCTTGTATCAAATGAAGAAGTTAATTGTGATGAACCACTTATTACACCATTCGTTGCATTTATTATACCATTGAATGATGTTGCAGTTATTGAATTTGAAGATGTTAATGGAGTATCAAATAACATATTACTTCCACTAACTACTATTGATGCACTATTATTACCTATTAAAATTTCTTGACCAGAATATGCACCAATATGAACATAATCACCATATACCAATGCTTGGGTTTTTCCGTTTGATAATTCTTGTACGGATACATTTGATAAATTACCACTTGAACTAGATGGATAAACTCTCATATGAGTTCTGTATGGGCCAACATTAAGTTCTGCACCATAATTTGGACTAGTATGATTATCCCAAGAGTGGATTTGTATAGAATGTTCATATGTACCCGTTCCATCATCCCAATGTTCAACACCAATTCCCAAACCATCATAATATCTACCGGTTGATGATGTGAATGGAACCAATCTTAAAAAATGAGATTCACTACCAACTGCAGGCCATTCTCTTGTAAATTCTATATTTGAACCACTAAATTGAATATTCGAACCACTAACAATTAAAGAACCTGTTATATTTTGATTTCCTATAAATGTGTTTGACCCGGTTGTTGATAAATTAGATAAATTTTGTTCATTGGTTGCTGCAATTATTTCACTATGAACAGATGAACTAAATGAGTCAAAAGAAGATGTTGTTAATCTACTACTTATACCATTTTGAAATGCAGTATTTAATATTTGTTGTGAAGATGTAAATGAGTTAAGTGGTGTTATATCCACAGATGTTGATATAAATCCTAATCCAGTTATTTGTGTAGAAGAACTTACAACACTTCTACCTTTAGTTTCAAACGAAGATGTTACAGACTCTAAAGATTGTAATCTCTCTCTATCCAATGTATTTACTCTGGAAGTAACTGCATCCGCCAGAACATCCAATTCTATTTTATA